CTTCGATGAGATGGAGAAAGACATCTTGTACTTATTAATGCAAGAGCATAAAGATACATACATAGAACAAACGTTACGAGCGAAGTACAGTAAGCAAGGGATAACAGTAACGATTATCCGAGAGAAAATTGCGGATGTGCAGGAGTTCGTAAAGCTAAAACTAGAAACTGCATTGGAGGGTTAATGCTGTTATGAATATGAAAGTCACAGCTACATTCTCTTTAGAAGAGTATCCGCATCTGGATAAAAAAGAGAAGGTGGATTTATTACAAGAGATTATGGAGCAAATGAACCACACGTATTCGCTAGGTATCTCTGTCCTATCAATCGAGTCGGAGGAGAAGTGTTATATTATAAGTGATAACTAAGGAGAGGTGAATAGTAAATGGAAAATCAAGATAAACACGAAGTATTTGTACCACAGGAGGCACCACCAATCGCACCGGGTACTATTGTGCGCTTTATTGTGTTCTTAGTGGCGTTAGTAAATGCGGGGGCTGCTATGTTCGGACATGAGCTAGGTTTAAAAGTAGACCAGAACACATTGTATGATGTATTATCTGCATTATTCTTAATGGGTTCAAGCTTACATATGGCATGGAAGAACAACAATATTACTAAACAAGCTCGTATCAAGGCACACGCTACCGAGCAAATTACACTAGATAAAAAAGGAGACAAGTAATTATGGCAAAGAAATTAGCAGACGTATTAAAATTAGCAACAGTAAAATTGAATCCGGGGGACTTCTTAGCGACAGTATCTCGTTCAGAAGGTTACCTACCATCTCGTAAGGACACTATCTCGTTAGCACTAGGTAAATACTTATTCAAAGTAGTTGACAAAGACGGTGCGCGTTTAATCGTTCCGATGAAGTTAGCTCCAGATAATAAGAGTCTTGTAGAAGTTTTAGACCGCCCTGTTATCGTAGCGAAAGGCACAGAACTTACATACACAGTAGGACGTAACCACCCAACATTCCGTGACGGTTATCAAGGTCGTGGATTCGAAAAGGTTAAAGGTATCGCTGCTGACAAAATGGATAAAGAAATCGTGCTTGCATTCATTGAGTTCGCTAACACAGAGTTCTCATTAGGTGTAAACGACTTCCGACTAGGTGGAGACGAGTTACTAGATGTTGGCGTTGTAACTCCATAAGTGAATAAATAACAAAGAGTAGAAGGTATAAAAACCTTCTATTTTTTTATGCAAAAAACTATTGACTATTAGTAGATTAACTGGTAGAATATTCTTATGATGAAGAAAGGAGGAGTATGTTTGGAGAAAGAAATTTTAAAAGTGTTTGTTCCACCATCGTTTGAAGGAGTCACAGGTGTAGCGGTTCTAGAAGAATTATTTCTGAACAGCAATATCGATGTGGAGGTGGAATATACAAAATCTCTAGACTTTCGAGATGTTAGTAGATTTAGAGGGTACAACAACATCATTGTACTAGGTATTTCGTATATGGGTGGAAACTTACCAGTAGAGTTTACTATCGAACTAAACAACCCGTTTACGAACTTCATTCATGTAGCTACATATGGTGAAGAACTACCGGGCGAACATATTATATCAAGAGTGATAGAAGATAAAGACCCGATTCTAGATGTCTACGAAATCCTACAGACGAGTAATATGTTCCCGTACATAGCGTATGAAGGAGATTGGGAATCAGGGAAAGCGAAACAGTTAGCTGTAGTAGCTAATAAATATCGTACTTGGACATGGTATGATGATAAGGTAACAAAGTACTTACTAGCTATGTACAATGCAATGGGTAAATACATGCCTACTGCACTAGAAGGTAAGACAATACAACAAGCAGTAACAGAAAACAAATGCGTAATAGCCGGGCAATTAATGGCTATGTCAGAATACATAAAAGATAAAATTGAACAAACAAAGACAGCAGATGTCGTAATTAACGATATTCCTTGTAAGTTAAAGGTTGTCTTTGCAGATAGATACATAAATGAAATTGCGAATAGATTACTAGAAGTCGGTTATCAAGAAGCGCCTACGGTTGTATGTGTAGGACGAGCTACGAAAGGTACTGATATGTTCTCTGTACGTACTAAAGGCGTAGATGCTAGAGAGTTCATCAAAGGTGTTAGCGGAAAAGCTACAGGTAAAGAGAAT